GTAATTGTTTACCCTCAGTTTACGGTCTGGCCGAAGCCCGATAACAGCACTACTTGGATTCTTTACTACACCCGTCTGCGTCGTATGTTTGACCCCGGTACAGGCGTTAATGGTCAGGATATCCCGTTCCGCTTCCTGCCCTGCATGGTTGCTGGGCTGGCCTATATGCTGTCGCTAAAGATTCCGGGTGCAGAGGGCCGTACTCAGGTCTTGAAGGCCCAGTATGACGAGGCTTGGGATTTGGCTTCTGGCGAGGATCGTGAGAAAGCCGCAGTACGCTTTGTCCCACGTGAGAGTTTCTTGGGTGGCTACTAATGCCAAACAGGTTTGCCAGTGGCAAAAACGCTATCGCCATGTGCGACCGCTGCGGGTTTCAGTACAAACTGAAGCAGTTAAAGTCGCTCGTGATCAAGACCAAGAACGTAAATATCTTGGTATGTTCGGAGTGTTGGGAGCCGGATCAGCCTCAATTATCGCTTGGTTTGTACCCCGTGGACGACCCGCAGGCGTTGCGGAATCCGCGACCGGATACGAGTTATTTTGCGGTAGGTAATGACGGCGCAAATGGCAGTCGTCAGATACAATGGGGCTGGGCTCCCGTAGGAGGGGCTAGAGCAGACGATGCCGGGTTAACCCCAAATGATTTAGCCCCGGCAGGTGAAGTCGGGACGGTAACGGTCGTTACGACCTAGGAGATTGAGATGGCTATGAGTAAACTTGAAAAACACGCGGCTCTCCCGGCGAGCAAGGCTCACGGTCCGGGTCGGGTCAAGAACATGCGTGCTGGCGGCAAGACCAACAGCGACATGAAGAAGTACGGTCGGAATATGGCGAAGGTGATGAACCAGCGCAGCCCGGTGCGTAAGTCTTCTGGCCCGAGGTAAGCATCATGAAAGAACTGAACCCCGGCAAGATTAGGCCGAACACGGATTCGACGGGTCGTAATGGCTACCCTGAGAAGGATGTCAACAAGGGCGTTACCCACATGAAGATGAAGGGTGCTGGCGCTGCGACCAAGGGCACGAAGTTCGTGTCTCAGATCAATCTTGAGAACAACAGCAAGTACCGGTCTGGCTGGTCTCCGTGAACTACAGTCAACTCTCAACGTTGATTCAGGATTACTGCGAAAGCACAGAAACGTCTTTTGTAGCGAATATCCCTACGTTTGTGCAGTTGGCTGAAGAGCGGATTTATAACTCAGTCCAGATCCCGGCGATTCGTAAGAACGTCACCGGTACGATGACGGCGCAATTTCAGTATTTCTCCCTGCCGTCTGATTGGCTCTCGACGTTCTCGCTTGCGGTAATTGACCCGACTACGGGTGAGTACGAGTACCTGCTAAACAAGGACGTGAACTACATCCGGGCTGCGTATCCACCGCCCAACAGTACGGGCAAGCCTGCGTACTACGCCATTTTTGATAATGCGACTATGTTGTTGGGGCCGACTCCGAACGCTAACTACACAGCAGAACTGCATTACTATTATTACCCTACTTCTATCGTTTCATCTTCAACATCGTGGCTTGGGGACAACTTTGAGACCGTGTTGCTCTACGGATCGCTCCGCGAGGCGTACACTTATCTCAAGGGCGAAGCCGATATGATGCAGTACTACGAGCAGAAGTATCAGGAAGCCCTTGCTCAATTGAAGCGTCTGGGCGATGGTCTGGATCGTCAAGATGCGTACCGTTCAGGACAAGCGAGGATTCCGGTCACATGAGTTTTGAAGGTGGGTTAGAACTTGGTACGGTAAAGGTGTTTACCACGGACAGTCGTGGATTTACGCCAGACGAGATGGCAGATCGTGCTGTTGATCGCCTTCTTCGCGTTAATAACCGTTCAGAACTTAAACGTGTTCTGGCGCAGTACTTCAAGGAAGCACAGGAATCCGAGCGGATGAACCTGCGGCGCATATTGATTGAAAACGGTTTTATGAATGCTATAGAGCATTTAGGAGATTGAGATGGCTATTACTCAGGCAATGGCAACGTCGTTTAAGGTTGAGATTCTTGACGGAATCCACAACTTTGGGACCGGCGTAATCCGGGCTTCGACGGCTGCGGATGTCTTCAAGATCGCTTTGTACACCTCGTCTGCTACGTTGAGTGCGTCTACTACGGCATATACGACTACGGACGAAGTTTCTTCGTCTGGTACGAACTACACTGCTGGCGGTAAGACGTTGACGATCTCGCAAGTACCGACTTCAAGCAGCACGACGGCGTATTTGGATTTTGACGACATTACGTGGGACTCGGCCACAATTACGGCAAATGGCGCGTTGATCTACAACAGCAGTCAAAGTAACAAGGCGGTGGCGGTGCTGGCGTTCGGCGGGGATAAAACCTCGACGGCGGGCAACTTCACTATCCAGTTCCCGGCTGCTGCAGCATCAACCGCAATCCTCCGTATCGCCTAATTTAATTAGGCAGGGGCCGTGGCAGGCGTCATAGTCGCCTTCGACGGTTGGAACGCTTCCGGCGTAGGCTGGGGCGAACAAGGTTGGGGCGAAGGTGTTGGCAATCTTACTGCAACGGGTGCGGTAGGATCTGTTGTTGTCACGGGCTCCGTAAATATCCCCGTTACAGGCGTTGAAGCCACAGGCCAGATTGGGTCGGTCACGGTTGTTGGCGTAGCCAATGTCCTTCTTACGGGCGTTGAGGCTTCGGGTGTCGTTGGCACAGTTGTTGTCGTTACCGACCAAGTTATCTCCGTCACGGGTGTTGAAGCCACCGGGCAGTTAGGGGATGTCGTCGTTGCGGCCTCGGCAGTTGCGGTTGTTACCGGGGTTGAGGCTTCGGGTGCCGTTGGCACCGTATTCGTTAAAACGGATCAAGTCCTTGCCGTTACCGGCGTTGAGGGGACGGGAGCGGTCGGCACCGTTACGGTACAGGCAGCGGCTATTGTTCCTGTTACCGGGCTTTCTGCTACGGGCGAAGTCGGGGATGTCCTAGTTGCAGCGGCAGCGGTTGCTGCTGTTACCGGAGTGGCTGCGACCGGGGCGGTTGGGACAGTTTTTGTTGTCACCGATCAGAACCTCTCGGTCACCGGAGTCTCGGGTACAGGGGAAGTTGGAACGGTCGATGTACGGCTTGAAATCAAGGTTTTTGTCACGGGTGTTTCGGCTAACGGAGCCGTTGGTACAGTCACTACATCGTCAGGCTCAAATGTTGTAGTCTCTGGGGTAGCCGGAACCGGCGCGGTTGGGGTAGTCAACATCTGGGGACAGATTAATACCAATCAGAACGCGAATTGGACAGGAATTAACAACGCGCAAAGCGCGACTTGGACAGATATTAGTACGACGCAAAACCCAAATTGGACGCAGATTGCGGCGTGAGGTAACTAAAGATGAGTAGTACATACAGCACTAATCTGGCTCTTGAACTGATCGGAACGGGCGACCAAGCCGGTACGTGGGGTAATACCACGAACACCAACCTTGGAACCCTAATCGAACAGGCGATTTCAGGTTACGTCACTCAGGCCGTTTCCACGGGAACGGATACCACCATCACCATCCCGAACGGCGCGACCGGTGTCGCCCGTAACATGTACATTGAACTGACGGGTACGGGTGGGGCCAGCACGAACCTTATTGTTCCTGCCAACAAGAAACTCTACTTTATCTTCAACAACGCCTCCGGTGCGGTGACGGTAAAGGTCTCGGGCCAGACGGGTGTATCAGTCCCTGCCGGTAAGAAAGTCGTGCTGGCGTCCAACGGCACGGATACGGTCAACGCGCTCAACTACATCGCAGACTTCGGCAGCAACTCGGCCACCATTACCCAGTTGACTGCAACCTCGGCCACGATCACGAACCTGACGCTGACCAGCCTCGTTATTAGCAATCTGAGTATTGCTTCGGCCAATATCACGACTCTGACTTCTGCTTCGGCCACGATCACGAACCTTATTGCCACAACGGGGAATATTACGACCCTGACGGCAACGAACTTCACCAGCACCAACCAAGCCACCATCGACGGCATGGCTGTCGGTCAGGGCGGGGGCAATGTTGTAAGCAATACGGCGGTGGGTGTTAGTGCGTTAAATGCGAATACAACTGGTGCTTTCAACGTCGCTCTAGGCGCGTCTGCGCTTTCCACGAACTCAACAGGGTCGGGGAATGTTGCAATTGGTCGTACTGCACTTACTAATGCGACGGGCAGTTCAAATACTGCAATTGGTTTCAACGCCGCACAAAGCACGACAAGCGGCACCGATCTGGTTGTTGTCGGGTCAGAGGCTTTGTATAACAACAGCAGCGGCAATAGTAACACTGCCGTTGGCCGTCAAGCACTTATTAACAACACCACCGCCTCCAACAACACGGCTTTGGGTGTTCAGGCCGGGTACAGCAACACGACTGGCACATCCTTGACGGCACTTGGATATCAAGCAGGGTATTACCACACCACCGGCGCCGAAAACACAGCAGTCGGAAGTGGATCGCTGTTTGGTTATAACAACGGTGGAACGCCTTCAGTTACTGGTAGTTACAACGTCGCTGTTGGCCGTTTGGCTTTGTTTAATCAGACCACCGCCTCCGGCAACACGGCTGTGGGGTATCAGGCGAACTACGCTAATACAACAGGCAACGGGCACACTACGGTCGGATATAGAGCGGGGGCTTCTGTTACTACTGCCATTTACACAACTGCTGTAGGTGGGCAGGCTCTAGAGAATTCAACAGCCAATAGCAACGTCGGCGTCGGGTTTTATGCGATGCAAGCGACGACAAGTGGTGGAGACAACACCGCTGTTGGTACTGGAACGATGCAACTTAATACGACGGGCGCTGCCAACACCGCTATTGGTCGTTCTGCACTTTTCTCTAACACCACCGCCTCCAACAACACTGCTGTTGGATATCAGGCTGGGTACAACAACACTACTGGCGGAAACAACGTCTCTTTGGGATTTACATCATCATATTACCAACAGACTGGTAGCAACAATACCGCAGTGGGCCACCAAGCGTTTCAAGGCAATTCAACTCCCGCAAACAATACTGGCTCAAATAATTCGGCGCTTGGTCAAAATGCACTGCTTGTCAACAGTTCTGGTGCAAACAACGTAGCGGTTGGTAAAGATTCACTCCAAGCCAACACCACCGCCTCCAACAACACTGCGGTTGGCCTACAGGCTGCGGCCACTACTACAACCGGCGCACAAGTTGCTGCATTTGGTGAGAGGGCGTTGTACCTCAACACCACTGGTAACTACAACACAGCCCTTGGCGCGGAAAGTCTTTATTACAACACCACCGCCTCTAACAATACGGCTGTTGGATTTCAGGCTGGGCATACCAACATAACTGGCACAGGATTAACTTACCTTGGTTATCAAACCGGGTACTATCAAGTAGGCTCGCGAAACACTGCGGTTGGGCAAAGTTCTCTTGTAGGAAACTCTGGGATTGCTTCCAACGGCACAGACAACACGGCTGTTGGATATTTTTCTTTGCTATCCAACTATTCTGGCAGTAATAACACCGCAATCGGCACCTCTGCATTACAGTCCAACACCACTGCCAACGACAACACTGCTGTGGGTTATCAGGCTGGGTATACTCAAACCACTGGTAGCGCAAACGTATTTATCGGCAAACTTGCTGGCTTCGCCGTTACCACAGGCAGCGTAAATACGTTTGTTGGAACCAATTCCGGCGACGTAATGACGACTGGTTCCAAAAACTCTATTCTTGGCCGTTATTCCGGCAACCAAGGCGGCTTGGACATCCGCACGAGCACCAACTGGATCGTGCTGTCTGATGGTGATGGGAATCCGCTGATCAAAACACAGCAAGGCTCAACAGTTGGCCTTGAAGGGGCAGGCGTTTACACGGGCACCGGCATTTCCTTCCCCGCCACGCAGTCTGCATCGTCAGACGCCAACACGCTGGATGATTACGAGGAGGGGACGTTTACTCCAGTTGTTAGCGGCACAACTATTGCGGGTACCGGCACTTACTCACAACAAAGCGGGGTGTATGTAAAAATTGGCAAAGTTGTTCAATATCAAATTTACATAATTCTTACTGCTCACACTGGAACTGGCAACATAGCAATTGGTGGGTTGCCTTTTACGGCTTCCGCAAACCAGTACCCGCCAGCAGCGGTATATGTTGATAGTTTGGCGCTAACCGCTGGGAATTACCCACAAATAGCAGTAAGTGTTTCAAGCACTAATTTTCTTGTTCGGCAATACCCAACAGGCGGCGGTGCTGCTACTGCTATTCCTATGGATACCCAATTTGACATTCTTTTGTGTGGAACTTATCAAGTTTAACTATCTGCATCGGACGGTGCAGACGGACAGTCCAAGCCAAAGGAGATAAAACATGGCAAGTTTTGAAGAACGGGTTTTTGTAAGTGAGTTTAACGTGCTGCCTAGCAAGAGCATCGGCGTTCGTAAGACGACAGAAGTGCTGAAAGACGGCGCAAGCATCAGTCAAACATACTGGCGTTGTGTCTTATCCCCGCATGATCCACAGGCGCAGGCGGTGCTTGGTGACGAGCCGTACTACTACAACCTTGCACTAGATGCGTGGAAAGATATCCCGAATCCCCCGACTGGAGCCTAACAATGGAAGACAACAAACCCACCGCTGAAGAAATTGCCCGTCATTACAGCGCGGCGATGGATTCGGTCAATCTGATCAACGGCGAAAAGCCGGAAGACATGAAGGACGAGGACTGGGCCGATTGCGTGAAGCGCAACAAGGAACACCTCAACATCATGCTTGCCAAGGACTTCTGGACGAACGAAGACCTCAAGCCGCTACAGGATGCCGCCAAGTGATCAAACTAGACCTCGACATCAACGAAGTGAACTTCATCCTCTCGCTGCTCGGTGACTTGCCAAGCAAGACGGGGGCGTGGCCGCTCATCGTCAAGATCAAGGAGCAGGCTGACCCGCAGGTGCCTGTGCCGGATGAAGTAAAGCAATGACATCGGTACAAGAACTGGAGGTCACCGTGACCTCGCATATAGACGTTTGCGCTGTGCGCTACGAGGCCATCCACGCTCGGCTCAAACGTCTGGAGCAACTGGTACTGAAGGTTGGCGGTGTCATCATCGTCATCTTGTTAGGCGCGTTGGGCAGCATGGGTATGCTGTTGCTGGAGGCGTTGCAAAGGTGAACATGCAGAAGATTGTCGATATGTTGTTCCCGGTACTGCTGGCCGCTGTCGGTTGGTTGCTCACGGAAATTGCATCGTTCAACAATCGTCTGATGTCGGTTGAGAGCAAGATGCCCGCGTTGATTACGCCTGAAGGTGTACCTACCGATAGCCCGTTAAGCGCCGCCCGTCGTCAGGAAATGAAAGACGACATCATGGAGGACATCCATGACTTGCAGGTGCGCGTCAAACTGATGGAGGAGCGACAAAAATGATGACCATGATTAGCACGTTTTTATCGTTTCTTGCGGGTGGACTACCCAAGATTCTGCAAATCTTCCAAGACCGGCAAGACAAGAAGCATGAACTGGCTCTTGTCGCAGCCCAGAAGGAGCGCGAGTTAGCATTGGCCGAGCGGGGCTTTCTCGCACAAGCAAAGGTCGAAGAGATCAAACTAGAACAGATCCAGACGCAGACGGCTGGCGAGGAGAGGCAGGCTCTGTACAACCACGACATTGAGATTGGCAAGGGTGCGAGTCAGTGGATGATTAACCTGCGTGCCAGCGTCCGCCCGGTCGTGACGTACATTTTCGTGCTGGAGTTGGTCGCGCTGAACATTGCCGGGGTGTGGTACGCATGGCATCAAGGGGTGCCGTTTGCGGCTGCAATGGCCGAAGTGTTTTCGGATGACGAGATGTTGATCCTTAGCAGCATAATTGCCTTTTGGTTCGGGACACAGGCTTTTGGCAAGAAGTGAAAGTCAGCGCCGCAGCCATCGACATGATCAAGCACCACGAAGGGGTGAGGACTAAGCCTTACCGTTGTCCGGCGCTGTTGTGGACGGTGGGGTGCGGACATGTGATTGATCCGACTCACGCGGCGGTGAAGTATGAGGAGCGCAAGAGTCTACCGGTACCCGCAGGCTGGGATCGCACCCTCACGATGGGAGAGGTGGACGCTATCCTTGCTCAAGACCTTGGCCGGTTTGAGCGTGGTGTGGTTCGACTTTGCCCTGCTGCTGTTAATAGTCAAGGAATCTTCGATAGCCTCGTTTCTTTTTCCTTCAACGTCGGTTTGGGAAACCTTCAAAGGTCTTCTCTTCGGATGAAGACCAACCGTGGTGACTTTGAAGAAGCGGCAGAAGAATTCATGAAGTGGACGAAGGCGGCTGGGCGTGTATTGCCCGGTCTCGTCAAACGCCGTAAAGATGAGCAGGCTTTATATTTGTCGGGAGTTGCCTAGATGCCCCTACAAAAACTTGAATTGCGCCCCGGCGTAAATCGTGAATCAACCTCCTATGCCAACGAAGGCGGGTTCTTTGCGGGCGATAAAATTCGTTTCCGCTCTGGCTACGCGGAGAAACTGGGCGGTTGGACCAATATCACCAACGGCGATAATACGTTTAAAGGCGTAGCCCGAATCCTGTGGAATTGGATTTCTACACTCAATCAGAATCTTCTGGGTGTCGGTACTAACCAGAAAATTTATACAGAACTGGGCGGCGTTTATTACGATATTACGCCCCTTGCCACATCCCTTACGTTATCTTCCAACCCGTTTTCTACTACATCAGGTAGCCGTCTAGTTACGGTAACGGCCTCGGCCCACGCGTCAGCGGTTGGTACCTACGTCAATTTTAGCGGGGCTACAGCGGTAGCGAGTCTTACGATTAATGGGGACTACCCCATCCAGTCCGTTCCAACTTCTAATACTTTCACAATCTACGCCTCCGCTACGGCGTCCTCTACTGCGACGGGCGGGGGATCGCTCGTTATTGCCAAGTTCGATATCGATGCAGGCACTGCCATATCCACGACGCAAGTCGGCTGGGGTGGGCCTCCGTGGGGCGAAGGGGGTTGGGGATCAAGCACGGGGGCAGGCGTCCCGTTGCGTCTTTGGTCTATGTTTAATTACGGGAATGACCTCATATTTGCCGAGCGTAACGGGGCGGTATACTTTTGGACGCTAGATACGGCGAGTTGGAGTCGGGCTATCCCCCTTGCCGATAAAGCCGATGCCACAACTAAATGGGAAGCAACCGCAGCGTTTGCTTCAGGCGTAACTACTATTGTGGTGGATGACGCCACAGGGATTAACACTGGCGCAGTCATTTCAGGTAGCGGCATCGTGACCGGCACATACGTCACGACAGCATGGGATGGGTCTACTTCGGTAACGATTTCTACGGCGACAAACGCCTCGGCCACAGTGTCGGCTTTGGCATTTAGTTACGCAGGACAACATGTCCCTAAAGAAGTTCTAATGGTGATTGACTCGCCGGTAAATGACTTTGTGATCTGTGCCGGGGCCACGCCGTATAACCCGATTGATTTTCAAACGACGTTTAATCCGCTCCTTGTTCGCTGGTCTGACCAGAGTAATGCGTTTGAGTGGGTGCCGGAAGTCACTAACCAGTCTGGAGAACAGACGCTCTCGCACGGCTCGTACATAGTTACGGCGCTTAATACTCGTCAGGAGATCTTGATTTGGACAGATACGGCCATCTTCTCAATGCAGTATCTGGGACCGCCGTTTGTCTGGGGCTTTAATCTTCTTGACCAAGACGTATCAATTGCTTCGCAAAACGCGGCAATTACGGTCAACAACGTGACCTACTGGATGGGGCGGGATAAGTTCTTCATGTACACGGGGCGGGTTGAGACGCTGCCTTGCACCCTTCGTCAGTTCGTCTATAGCGACATTAACCTCGACCAGTTGGATCAAATCTGTTCTGGGGCAAACGAAGGGTACAACGAGGTATGGTGGTTCTATCCGTCTCTCAATAGCCTCGTGAATGACCGCTATGTCATTTATAACTATCTTGAACGTGTTTGGTACTACGGCAATTTGAACCGTACCGCGTGGTCTGAACACACTCAGCGGCAGTATCCGATGGGCGCGTTTTCGATCCAGATTGGGTATTTAGCGACTTCGATTAACTCGTCGGTGACGACGATTGCTCTGACGGATGCGTCTAGTTACCCCAATGCGGGTACGGTTGTTATTGACTCGGAGCAGATTACGTATACGTCTAAAGACGGTAATACCTTGATAGGTTGCGTTCGTGGCGCGAATAGCACGACGGCTGCTTCGCATGAACAGTACACGATGGTTGAGTTAAGAGTGCCGAACCAAGTTCTCTATCACGAATTTGGCAATGACGACGCGTCAGTGACCCCAGCCCTGCCGATTGAGGCGTTTATTGAATCGTCTGATTTCGACATCCAAGACGGTCAGAGTTTTGGCTATGTCTGGCGCATCTTGCCTGACCTTAACTTTACGGGGTCAACAGGCAGTAGTCCGAGCGTTACGCTGACGGTTAAGCCAAGGCAGAACTCGGGTTCAAACTACACCGCAGCAGATCAGCCGGTGGTTACGCGCACCTCGACGATACCGATTCAGCAGTACACGGGGCAGGTCTACACTCGTATCCGAGGTCGCCAGATGGCGTTCCGTGTGGACTCGACTGACTTAGGCGTTGCTTGGCAAATGGGCATGATGCGAATTGATGTTCGACCGGATGGACGTCGATGACCGTCGCACGTGGCATATCTCCGCCAAACCTACCGGTTGCACCGGCGGATTATAGTGTCCGTTATCAGGATCAATTTAGTAATGTCTTGCGGCTTTTCTTTAGTCAGGTAGCCAACCGGGTTAATTCACCGACCGCACACGCTTCGTATTTTGATACGACGACGCAGCCGAATCCGGTTGCGAATGCGGTTAATTTATTTACTTACAATTCAGTCGATACTCAGCAGGCTGTTAATCGCGGCGTACCCACATCTAAAATCTTCGTTGCTCAGACGGGTATTTATAACTTTCAGTTTTCTGCCCAGTTAGATAAAACGGGCGGTTCGGCAAGTGCTGTATATATCTGGCCTCGTATTAACGGGGTAAACCTGCCGGACTCGGCTACCAAGATCGTTATTAACGGCCCCAACAGCGAGATTGTGGCGGCGTGGAACTTTGTGCTTGTGCTGCAGGCAAACGACTATTTTGAGTTGGCTTGGGAGTCTCCTGACACCAATGTGGTTATCCCGTATGTAGCCGCGACTGGTAACATTCCAGCGATCCCGTCCATCATTCTGACAGTGGTGTGGGTATCAAACTACGAGGCAAACTAGTAACACTTATGAACCAGCAACCTCCCGCAGCAGGACTTGCGTCCCTCCTTGCCTCCCAAGGCCGTGGACCAGATAGCACACTTGTCCACATGTCACCTGAAGAAGTACGCAATCTTCAGTTTTTGGCTCGCGCTCAAGGTATGGAGATGCCGCGCAATCCTGCTACGGGCCTGCCGGAAGCCGGGTGGCTTACTAATATATTAAACACCGTAGTCAAAGGCGTTCAGTCTGTTGGGCGAAATCTTATCCAAAACCCGCAAACGACCGCCATGCTTGCCGGAGCCGCGTATGGCGCGGTGAAGGGAGATCTGCGAAAAGGTCTTGAGGCAGGCATGAAAGCCTATGCCGGTACGCGGATTCTTGGAGGTCTTGCAGAAGAGACCCAGCGCAGGATTCCGGGGATTGCCGGTCCAACTGGGTATAGAGAACGTCCTCCCGGTCCTGAAGATTTTGGTGAGATTGCCCCCGGTATTGGCGTTGAACCGGTAAAACCCACAGTACAGCAGCCTCTGGGCAAAGATGTTTCTAGTGGTCTGCGTGGACTTCTAGGCGCTCCGCAACAGGGCGGCCAGCCCAAAGGGCTTTTCGGGCTCACCAAAGACCCGATCATGCAGGCTATTACGATGTACGCCTTGAACAAGGCGGAGCAGAAGATGAACCCGCGAGGCGGGATGCCTAAGCCGACTCCGGTTGGGTATAGGAATGTTCAGTACAGCCCCGGTCGGGTCAACCCACGTTTTGGTGAGCCGGGTCAACCGTACTTTATTGAAGGCGGTTACGCTGATTACGGCTACAGCACTGAATATCCGGGCTATACGCAGAACCCGCAACAAGGGATGCGGCAGAGTTCGCCGTACCAGTCTCCTCCACCAGAACGTCCACCTGATGAGGAAGAAGATTATTACCGACGCGATATGGCGGCTGGCGGGGTAGTGCCGCAGCCAAATTTCTCTTATCCAATGATCCGCGCACAGGGTAATGGGTATGAGCCTAAAGTAGGCGTTTACACAGGCGAAGAAACCTTTGCTGAAGGTGGTACTGCTGATTCTGAAAAAGCCAAAGAGGAGTATTTCAAAAGCCTCCTCCCTTTCGCCCCCGCCCTGACTGAATGGTATCGCGCCGCTGCCGAATCTGGCAGCGCCCCAGTTCAGGGCGAAGATGACTTAAAGCGCCATCCGGTTAATCGACTTCCTCAGCCTGCTCCGACTGGAGTGAAGGCTGATACCAATGGTATGCCGTTCGATCAAGAACTCGCCGATTGGTATCAGTCTTTGCTCAGACCGCCGACTGCCGCGAAGCCGATGGATCTGAATCTTGATGAGTATTTAAGAACCACTCCGCAACGTGCGGAGACTGTTTATGGCCCAGTAGTTAAATATCCGTGGGAGCCTCCCACGACTCCAACC